CTAGATTGTTCATAAGTAAATGGCCCTTTAATAATTCCTGTACCAAGTAAAGCCGCTTCAAATAAAGCATGTCTTAATACATTAACTGCACTAGATTGTTCTAGTTGGTCATGAATCATTTTTTCCATATTAGCAGAAGCCATTTCTGCAGGACTAATTTGAGGTTCTGATTTACCATCTTTTGATGAACCTTCTACAAAACCTGCACTACCAAGTTCTTTTTCTAAACCACCAAGTATACTTGTAGCACCGGGTTTTAGTTCATTACCATCTCCCGGAAAGCCATAAGGACTTTGTGGTTGCTCTGGTTGCATATCTTTATTTTTAGATATATGTGCATATTCTGCAATACCTTCTGGAACAGGTGTAGGTTCTACTCCTACTGGAAATTTTCCACTAGAAAATAGAACTTCTATTAATTGTCCATAAGCCGCAAGAACTTTAGTCTTAGTTATTTTAACAAATACTTTTGATTTTTCTGATTCAGTAAATGCCATATCATTACCATAGACTCCTCTATAGTTTCTATACGCTCTTAACCATCTTTGCTCATCAAACTGACGAGCATTTTCTGCATCAATAAATTTGCTTTTAACTAAACCGGCAAGACCCGAAACATCATATTCTTGTTTTGGACTGTCTTCCCTATCACCTAAAGCTAAGATATCTGCTGTATCTTTTTTAGCCATTAATTATTTTCCGTCTGCTACTTTTGATAACTCACCTTGTGAATACATTTTTAACATTCCTGCTTCTGGTTTTTCTTTTGCAGGTGCACCATCAGCAACATTAGATAATTCACCACTAGAATATTTTTTTAACATTCCTGCTTGTGGTTTTTCTTTTGCGGGTAGACCATACTCCATACCCATTTCGCCTTGTGTATATTTTTTCATAATTGGTTGTGGCATAATATTCTCCTAATAATCTTTTTCGTTAGCCATCTTCATAAAAGATGCTTCAACTTTGTTTTCTTTTTTCTTTGGGAAATCTGTTGGTCTAGTTTCATAGTTAGCTTGAATACTCATATCTAACTTTTCACCTACTGGTTTATCTTTTGGATAATCAGCACCAAGGTCACCCTGTTTGTATTTTGTTAATACTGGTTGTGGCATTTAGCCCTCCTTAATTTTATCTTTTAAAAAATCCATTAGTTTTGGATTATCTACAAATATTGTTGTCAAGCCATTAGCTAACCCATTAACTAATTTCTCTTCATCCTTCTCTTCTAATTCCATATTCCATTGATATACAATTGCATGTAATAATTCATGAATTAAAGTATTAGCGTGAGAAACTCCTTTTTCTTCTGCGGTGTAACCTATTACACCTTCTTTAGCAAAAAACTGTCCTTGTGCTTCATTAGCACTAGCAACAGTTTGTTTCCATTCTTCTAATTTATATTCTCTATAACCTATTTTTATTTTATCTGGTCTTTGCATTAATATCCAAATACTCTGTCTGCCGGTTTAAAATTTTCTTTTTCTGTGTATCTATTTGCATCATAACTTTTAGGATGAACACTTCTACTCATAACACCATATCTAAGTGCATCATAAGCATGGTCTTCTGCATGAGTGTCTACATCTTCTGGATTATTTTTATCCACTGGTAACATAGGCATTGTTCTAACAAGATTAGTACAATTAGAAAATATTTTTAATTTTGGTTGTCCTGTATCTTGGTCTTTAGTTAATAACTTATGTAATTCTAATTTACCTGCTACTCTACTTCTTGGTGACCTATCTGATGGTCTCCACTTACAACCTTCCCTAATCATTGTTTCTGCAATACTAGGGCCGGCATCCCCTCTTCGTGCCCAAGTTGAAGAGTCCAAGATTCCGTATCTGACGTACTCGTTATGTTCTTTTTCCATGACTTGTCTTGCAAATACGTCTGCGGTAACTCTTTGGGTATAATGTTCTCGGTATACCCAGAAATTGTTATCATAGTCAACTGCAATCCAGAGAACACAAGCCGCAGATGAATAGCCCCAGTCACATGTTCTGAATCTGAGCCAATTGCGGGGAATGTCAAAAGGCTGAACAACATGGGTAGTAATATCAAATTCCGGAAAAGCCGAATTTTCAAATGCACTCCAATCTCCTTCTAAGAATTGTTTTCTTTGAACTTCTGGTAAAGATGATAACATAATCATGTAATCATCCGTTTGCATTAGATACGGATTATCCTGTAACTTAGCCGGTATAAATCTTCTTGTTATAGATTTTCTACCTGCAACAGTGTCAATATGCACGTCAAAAGATTTGTTTGGTTCACTAGGGTCTACAAACATTTCTTTAACCCATAACGAACCAACGTTACCCGGATTGCCTGTAGCTCTCATATACACAGGAATATCTGGGTCTACACTTCTTAACGAAGAACGCAAGAAATTGTAAATCTCTGGAGTAGGATACTGAGGTAACTCATCTATACCTATCCATGTATATGATTGACCTTGGTAACGAAGAACGTCAGTTAAATTTTCTGCGTAACCAAATTCAATTCTAGCACCAGATGGAAATCGCCATTCTTTTTCTTGCTCTCTCCATTTAGCACCGGGATATGCTTGACTATATAAACGTTGAGAATGATTAATCATATCTCTAAGTTCTGGCATAGAACGTCTAATCAATAATGCTCTATGATGTGCTTTATCACAATACCTTAGTGGGTCAATAAGCATGGCGTAGGATTTACCTCCACCTCTTGCTCCACCATAAAATACTTCTCTTTCTGATGCGGCTAGAAACTGTGTTTGTGGCCCATCATTAGGTTTAAATATTATATTTTGTTCTACATGGTCTTGAACATTTGGAGGAAGTTTATCTACTTCCTTATCTGTCATGACTGCAGAATTTTTTCCTTTTAGTGCATCATCTGTTTTAAGAATCTGTTCTTTTCTTTTTTTAGCATTGTGCAAATCATTTGTAGCCTTTTTAATTTTGTCATCTTGTCTTTTGATAACTCGTTTAGCGGCTTGCTTTGCTTTAGTTGCTACACTAAAATTTCTTTGTTCTTGTTTTACTCCTCGTTTTCTTCCGAGGTTTTGTTTTGGTTTAGGTGGTGGGATGTCCATCTTTTATCTATAATTTTTCTAAGTCCAGTATGAGTAATAGAACGACCTGTTTTTAAACTTAACCATCTTGCTACTTCACGATAAGAACAATTATTTAAATATTGTTTTGCTTCTTCTAGTGCATCCAGTTCTTCTTGGACTGGTTCAATATAATCTGTATCTTCTGCTAGTTTATATCCAAAAGGTATGACTCTAGCTTTTCTTTTAATTGATTCCATCTTTAGCAGGTAAAATAAATATACCATGAGCTACTTGTCCAGTTATATCTATCTTATCTTT